GCTCCCGTCCGCCCAAAGGGTAGCAGATGGCCGTCGATACCTACGCACTCACGACGCTCTCGAGCCTGAAGAACTGGCTCGGCATCACGTCGGTCGATGACGACGTCCTCCTCGAGGACGCGATCGATCGGGCGACCGCCATCATCGAAACCCACTGCGACCGTAAGTTCAAGAGCCGCACGTTCAACGAGTGGTGCATGCCGCAGGGCGAGCGGACTTTCACGGTCGACAACTACCCAATCATCTCCATCGATCAGATCGCCTACGGTTCGGCGATCTCGATGACGATCTCGAGCGATACGGCGTCGACTGATGTCATCGCGACGGTCGAGAATAACGGCACGAACATTCGGCTCCGAAAGGTGACGTATGCCGGAGCGACCGAGCTGACGACGCTCGCGGTCGCCGATTACGTCAGCACGCGGCAGCTCGTCAACTACATCAACCTCGCTGTCTCTGGCTGGACCGCGACGCTCACTGAGAACGCACTGACGGCGAGCCTCTACCGATTCGGCGGTCGCGGCGTGATCGACGCTCCGTGCAACTTTGAGTATCCGCGCGACAACGTCTCCGAGTACCGCGTCGACTACGCGACCGGGCAGGTCCATCTCATCGCGGATAGATTCCCCGGCATCCGATCGGACGACGCCTCGGCAAACCGCTTCCCGTCTGGCTTCTATCCGGTGTTCGTCCAGTACACGGCGGGCTTCGAGACCGTGCCGGCGGATCTCCAGCAGACCTGCATCGAGATCGCGGCCGATCTCTATCGCGAGCGGAAGCAGGACAAGACGATCACGAGCGAGAGCCTTGGCGATTACTCCTACACGCAGGCCGGCGTCGCTGAGCTGCTCGAGGGACGCATCGGCAAGCTCACCGGCTACCGGGAGATCCGATGACCATCTCGTCGCTCGTCGATCGATTCGGCGTCTCGGTGTCGATCCTTCGGAAGGCGACGGACACGAAGGACTCGAGCGGCGGTCGCGTCGAGACGTGGGCTCGGTCCTCGACTCTGACAGGATTCCTGCAAGTCCGGGCGAATGCCGACACCGTCGCCGGCGGTGCCGAGCGATCGACGCAGACGGCGACGATCTACTTCCAGGGCAAGCCGACGATTCGCGTCCGCGATCGGATCTCCTACGGTTCGACGATCTACGAGGTCTCGTCGGTTCGTGTTCCGGATGAGCGTCCGCTCTCGGATGCCTTGTGCTACACGATCGTCGAGGCGACGGAGGTCTTCGGCTAATGGCATCGAAGCACAATCTCCGAGCGAAGCCGGTCAGCGACGCGATGCGTGATGAGCTCGCGTCGCTCGTCAACCGCACCGGGCTCTTCTATCAGACAAAGGTCAAGGAGATCCTCAACCTCGCGAAGTCGCCGCCGGCCTCGTCACCAGGACGACCGCCACACAAGCGGACCGGCACGCTCGGGCGATCGTTCCGCACGATGCCGACTCGCAAGGTCGGGAAGCGGATCATCCTAACGCTCGGCACGGACGTCGTCTACGCTCGGCCGCTCGAGTACGGTACGAGCCGGATGGCTGCTCGACCGTTCCTCGGACCGACCTATCGGAACAAGAAGCACCGAGCGGCGGTCGATCGTGAGATCGCGAAGGTGAGCGGCCGCATCCGTGCGGCGATCCGTCGGAAGGCAGGACCGCCACGATGAGCAACTACCTGATGCGAGGCTTCTATTCGCGGCTCAACGCTGACACGGGCGGCGGCACGAACGCAGTCCGGACGGCCGTCACGGATCGGATCTACGCTGTCGAGGCTCCGGCGTCGAGCACGCTTCCGCTCGTCGTCTACTCGATGGATGCTCCAGACACCGAGCGATTCTTCTCGGGCATCGTGCGATCTCGGGCGGTGTTTACGGTCTCGGTCTTCGGAAAGGTCGAGGTCGGTCCGGATGCGGTCGCCGACATCGATCGAAAGGTGTTCGACCTCCTCGATCAGCAAGCGGTAACGGTCACCGGACATGACCGAGGGTATATTCGAGGCGTCTCGCGTGGGACGCCGATAGCGGATGGCGAGTACTTCCGCTCCGATTCGACTTTCGAACTAGTCGCCACGACTACTTCCTGACGAGGACTCGCGATGACGTATGCAATCGGCTCGGACGGCTCGGTCACTATGCCGACCGGCTACAAGGCTCAGATCAACACTTGGTCCGCGACGCTTGCTCGAGCGACGCAGGTCGTCACCGGATTCGGCGACGCCGGCCATCAGCGACGTGCGAGCGGTGTTCTTGACATCACTGGCTCCGCCGGCGGCGTGCCGGAAGACAACGCATCTACGACAAGTGCCTTCGGGATCGGATCGAGCGCGGCCGGTGCTGCCTTGACCCTGAACATCACAAGCGGGACTTCGCTCGCCTTCGATGCAGTCTTTAGTTCGGTCGCCTTCTCTGTCACGAACGATGGCGATTCGACGGTCACGTTCAACTTCGAACTCAACGATACGAGTCCGACTTTGACGTGGGATGAGACTGCGTGATCCGATCCAGAGATCAGCTCTGGCAGGCTGGAATACTCACGCCGACCTCGACCGACTGGCGCGTCCGTTTCGTCTTCATTGACGGAACGGATCGCGTCGTCAGAGTGTCGCCTGGTCGCCTCTCAGAAGAAGACGCGATCATCCGTGCCAAGCGTCACGCGAAGATCTTTGATGAGACCGTCCTCGATCGTGTCGAGGCGGAACGAGCCGAGAAGTCGACTCAGGTCGCCGGCTTCGGCATCGTCCAGAAGTAAGGAGAGAACATGGAACCGATCGCGGTCCCAGTCGCCGATGGCACGATCCTCGTTCCTCGGCTGAAGGTGCAACAGATCATCGATCTCGCCGTGCTTCGGCACGAGCGAGAGCGGAAGGAACTCGTCCAAGATCTCGCCGATGCCGGCGTCGATCCCGAGGATCGACTCGAGCGGCTTCGGCAGCATCGGAAGGAAGTCGGCCTATCGAGCGTCATCGTCCGGTGGGCGTTCTCGGTCGACGGAGCCTACAGCATCGTCCGGATGGCGATGGGCGACTTCCCGGCCGAGCTCGAGGGCATGGATCCCGGCAACCTCTCACGACTGGCTCTGGCTTGCATTGGCGTCAACCTCGACGAGTCGGTGGAAGGTGGGGCCGAGGGAAAGGAGTAGACGCCGCCCGCGACTGGATCGCCGAGGCGGCCATCATCGCGAGGCATCTACCTGGCGTCGGCTCGCCGCTCGCTCTGCCGATCGATGAGTTCAACGGGTATTTGCGGTCGATCTTCGACTATCTCAAGAGGCAAGCCGGAGATTCCGGCGGCGGTCCTGTAGACCATCGAGCCTACGTCGAGCAGCAAATGAGGCGGATCCATGGCTGACTTTTCACTCGAGCTCGATGTCTTCGCGAGCACGAGCAAGCTCGAAGCCGGCCTGAAGAAGGCCGAGCAGGCGGTCGATCGAACCGCCGGTGAAATGGACAAGGGTGCGAAGGTTGCGGAAAAGGGCTTTGGTGATTTGTTGTCAGCGGTTACCAAGGTTGCGGGCGGCTTGTTCCTTCTCGAAGGAGCATTCAAAGCAGGAACGGCGGCGGCTTCTGCCATGGCAGGAGATACCGAGGCAGCTGCAAACGCTTTGAGAGGGCTGCCGCTGATTGGTCCGCTCGTCTCATCAGTTTTTGACTTCGCTAACGCTCTCGAGTTTGCAAGTGCAGCAGCGCGAAAAGCGAGAATTGAAACGGCCGGGCTCGCAGTTGAACTATCGAGAGCAAATCGCGAACTGACTTCTTCGGAAAGATTCGCGGCTATTTATGCTGAGATGGATGCGCTGAAGGGCTTGAGCGAATCACAGATCTTGTTGAACAAAAACAAGATGTTGTATCGATCGCTTGACGAAAAGCTGCTGATCGGCCAGCGAAAGATCAATGAAGAGTTCGATCGCCAAGTAGAAGCTCAACAAGAAGCGTCTATCAATGAGGCCGTGCGTGTCCAGAACATCGCACGGATCAACAAGGAACGCAAAATTGCATTGATGCAGGAAGAGGCTCTGATCGAGAAAGAGCGGGAGCTCCTGCATTTGCAAGTGCAACGCGCTCGGGAGAAGGAAGCCGAGGCTGCCGCAGCCGAAGCAGAAGCCAAGAGGCAGGAAGAATTCAAGAAGGCGGAAGAAGAACGACTGCGTCTGATCAAGGAGCGTGAGCAATTCGAGCGAGATCTGCGGGAAAGTATTTTGAAGAAGGAAAAGGAGATTGCTGAAGAGCGCGAAAAGCAAAGGCAAGCAGAGCTTGCATTCGTCAACGCTCGTCTCAAGATGGAGCAGGAGATCGCGGAAGCGAGAGCCGAGGCCGAACGGCAAGCGGCTGGAGCGACCGCGACCTTCGCGACGGCCGGCGGATCGTTCACGGCGGCGGCTTCAGCTCAGGTCAACGAGGCGAAGCTCCTGACCAAGATCTCCCAGCAGTCGCGGGACTTCCTCGCGATGATTATGCAGAACACCGCTCGCATGGCCGGAGGTCTGAACCTTGCCTGACGTCATCGAGTTCCTCGAGTCTCGGTCGATCCAGACGAGCGGCGGTCG